GGCAATTGCATGAACGGAAGATAATTGGCACTGCCCAAGATGACAATTTGGCCAAAACTCTTGAAACTTAATTTCAAAATACTCTTCTCAAGGTACTCTTGATAATCACGGGCGGATGAATTTTGATTTATCATTTCGCCATTTTGATAGATTTCGAAGATTTGAGGTTTAATGCCGCGTTTTACACAGAAATGCTTAGAACCTACCATAAACTCGCATTCTACGACTAAATTCTTCTGTGTCATAGAATTGACTAGTTGTGGCTTGTTAATGTTACGGAACGGCTTACCGTACAGAGCAAACGATAGTGCATCAAGGATCGTAGACTTACCAGCCCCGTTCTCCCCGACAATTAAAGTTGATTTGCTACGATCCAGTGCCACCTCTGTGAACTGGTTGCCGGTCGACAGCATGTTCTGCCACCGGATAGTCTTGAATAAAATCATGTATTACTCCACACTCAATGCTTCATTATACAGCGTACTTAGGAAATTGTACAACACTTTTTTGTCAACACGTGAATCTACCTGTTCAACCACCTTGTTTAGGACGGTGAGTGTATCCTCGGCTTCGCTGACAATATCACCGTCATCCTCAAGTTGTAGGTTCAGGTTATCGTCAACGACCTGAAGATCCAGGACACCAGCCTTCTCGATCTTGTCGACGAACATGTCAAACCAGTAAGGATTGGTCTTGGTGTGGACGATCAGCTTGACATAAGATCCTTTGTAGTGATCGAAGTCAACAGCCATAATATCATCAAGAGTTTTGTCTTGATCGTGGTAGTGGATCTTGTTGAACATGGTCAGAGGATTGCGAATGTATGTCAGCTCACGGGTATCTGTGTCAAATACATGAAAGCCCCTTGGATCATTATAGTCAGACCAAGACATTTCGTAGGGTGCGCCGAGATAATTGATATTACCTCGCGTGGACTTATGATGGAAATGCCCACTGCACACGACATCAAACTTATCAAAAAGGCTAGCGCTAAATCCGTGGTCATTTATTGCTCCTTTGTACATTTCGAAGCCGGCAAGCTCGAGATGCCCAAAAAGGATCTGCGCGTTAGTGTTGTTGATAAATTGCATCGATTCTTCGTAGTTGCCTGAACAGATCCACGGGAGGACGGCGATGTCGGTACCATCAACATCAACAACATCAGCATCAGAATAGTAATGAATATCATAAGTTGAATGCTCAAAGAGCTCCCTCATAGAGTTCACTTCATTCGTGTTCTTGAACGAAGTGTCGTGGTTGCCAATAATGACGTCTAGTCTGATTCCGGAAGAATCACAGTGCTCGACGAATTTGCGGAGGTGTCTTGCTGTGACGAAGTTGATGTACTTTCGACGATCAACGATATCACCCAAATGGAAAATACGGCTAATGCCATTAGCAGCAAGGTAGGGAAAGAAGTGTTCATAATAAAACCTATTAAAATATTCAGCGAATGCAGGACTATCGCCACGTGCACCCCAGTGAGTATCAGTAATTAACGCAATTTTCATTTACCAGCCTCTTTTACGAATAACATTGTCCCGGCCAGCATGTTGCTTATCATATTCTTTCAATGCCATCTCGGCATATTCTTTAATATTCAACATAGTCTGACTGTAATTATATCTGATATGAGATGATGTATTTGGATCGAGCATGTTCTCTCTAATCTGCTCGATCAATGATGGTATATTAGACTTCATTTTCATCGTCCTCGATAAATTTCTCTATGCCTTTCTTGGCCTTAGGTGCTACTGGATTCTTGGCTTCAAACTTCTCAACCAGCTCACCAAGTTTCTCTGATACATTTATGAATGCTGCAGAGTAGTGTGACCGGTCTTCAGGAGCCATATCAACCAGTGTGTTCATAATCATGCTGTTCTCAAAGCTCTTGTGCTTGATGTACAGTTGCTTCTTTTCTTTTTGAATTCTACGAAGGAATGCATAGTAGATGATCTGTGTAAAGTATGCAAACGGGTTCGTAGACTTATCAGGATTGAAGTTGTGGATATATGCCAAACAGTTCTCAATGCCGTCAGAGATCATTTCATCTTTATATGAGTAACCGATGAAGTTGGGGCGTGTCGCCAAGCGGGTGGCAATCATCATAATACACTCACCGACATAACGGGATACAACTGGCCGTGGCTCACCTTTGGCAGTTGCTTCTTCACACTGACGACGATATATCACCATCTCAGTGTAGAACTTCTTATTATCGATGTAGTTAGTCGGCTTTTTCTTTTTGGCCGGTGTTGGCACTGGTTCTTTCATGGTATATCCTTAGTTGATCGTTGACCCGCCTACGAGTCTATTTGAAATGATCTCACGCATTTTATCTTCCATGCTTTCCATATCTTTAATGGCATCTTCTATCATTGTAGAAGTGTCTTTATTGTTATGAGCAGCGACTAGCTTTTGATAGTACTCAGTCATTTTATCATTAGCACTAGTAGAGAACACAATGTGCGTATCATTTACTATGATACACTGTTCTTTAGAAAATGTACACACATTTATTAGCTTCATGCCACTATTACCGTATTGATCTTCTGATTCCATAATATAATATGGATCTCCGATAGTACTAACACCGCGTTCATCATTGTTTACGTAACGGCCGATGATCTGTTCACCATTACTCAGCGTATAGATGTAAACCATTATAACCTCACGTTGTAAATTTCATATTCAAACTTCTCGGCGTCATAGATCTTACAACGTTCCAGGAAGTGGTTCAGAGTAAAATTGGCCTGTGACTTATACGACAAATCATCTACAATATCGTAGAGAACTGCCTCTTCTTTTTCTTCGTGCATACGCAACATACGACCAATAGATTGCAGCACCTTAATCTTAGACTTAGAAGGAGATGCTGCAATCATATGGTGTAATTTGTTTATCGAGACACCGGTTGAGGTCGTTCCAAGAGACGCAATAAGTGTGGCGTTACTTTCAACTTCAATGGCTTTTCGGATTTCTTCACGTTCCGTTCCGGTGACTTTGCCATCGATGTAGAAGACATTGTGACTAGACTCAGCGCTAATAAGGGTGTTAAGAATTTTACCATGATCGACTATCCTAAAAAATACTAGTTTGTTTCCTGAAAGAGAAAGCGTCAAATTTTTAATGAACTTATTACGCTTCTCATTATTTACCAAATAATCAATCTCTTCCTGATAGGTTTTTTTCTTTTTGTTAACCGTTACGTGAAATTGTTTTTTGGTTTCATCTGGGTATTTAAGTACTATGCACTTAATCTTAAGTTTGGCTACATGGCCATCCTCCATTAATTGGACGGTTGTTGTTGATCTGTGTTGTGGACCGAAGAGTCCTTCGATGGTTGCTTCGTTGAGTGCATGGCCGTCCAGCGTTCCTGTACATCCGAAACGGTATTTACAGGTTTCGAGGCTAGATAAGATCTGTACGAGGCTCGTTGCCTTGCATCCGTGAGCTTCATCTCCAAACACGCACCCGAATTGGGTGTACCATTGCTTTGGCATCTTGTTTTTGCCATTGTTGAGCGATTGCCAAGTAGTAATAACAAGTTCAGCAGGGATATCATTAGACTTACTAAGGCCACCAGTGCTGACGTGTATATCACCCAAGTATCCATAATCTCTAAAGTCACTTTCCATCTGTCCGACTAGACCAATCGTAGGAACGATAATCAGGCCTTTGTGTTGTTGATACCATCTCATGATGATATAGATCATGAGAGACTTGCCCGAGGATGTAGGACTTACAAGTGTTCTACGTCCTGAACGGATGCATTTGAGAATCGCCTTAAACTGATAATCACGAATCTGGTATTTCTCTGGGATGTTCAGAGTCTTGATGAACTCGGTTAGTTCATACTCAGATACACTATCATAGACCAGTTCATTATCAAAAGTAAGTGTGTATCCACGGGCATCACAAAACTTCTTGATTCTCTGTGCCAGTCCACCATAAACAGTGGCAGACAGGTTGTTCAGAAGACGAATCTTTCCATCCCACATCCTTGCTTTGTACTTAGGATGCCACTTATAATTGTCGGCATAGAATGTTAATTGATCCGACAACTCCATGATGGTCGACGGATCTGCACATACCTTGATGTGTACGCTATTGATGTATTTTAGATGGACATCACTCATTAAATACCAACTTTGAATTTCTCCCATTCGATGGCAGCCTTGATATTAAAGCCACGGCCCGTCAGGGATTTGATGATTGATTCTAGAAGCTCAATCTTTTCTTGTTGGATACCGATACGCAATGACATATCGATCACCTCTTGATCCGCCTCTATATAGTTATTCACGTCTGAACGGATGATTTTGCCCTGAGGTGGAAGTCTCCAACCCTTGGCATGTGTATCCTCCGTCGGTCCCATAGTAAAGAACTCGTTCTTGGCAAGCTTCAATTGCTTGAATTCAGCTTC